TGCCCCGCATTCTCGGCAAGGCTGAGGCACGCGCCGCAATGTCGCTTACAGCGGCAAACGGTGGCGTTCTCGTCCCGCAGTTCCTTGACCCAACCATCGTTCTCACGAACGCCGGTTCGGCCAATGCTGTCCGTCAGCTCGCAGACGTCACGTCGATTACGACTGACCAGTGGGATGGCGTCACCTCGGCCGGTGTGACCGCTGAGTGGCTTTCAGAAGGCAGCGAAGCGGCAGACGCTACGCCGACCTTCCAAGGCCCGACCATTTCGGTCCACAAGGCAGCAGCGTTCCTGTTCGGCTCATACGAGTTCCTCGCCGACTCTGGTTTCAACCAGGTCGCCGAACTCATCGCCGACGCCAAGGACCGCCTTGAAGAGACGTCATACATCAGTGGCACCGGTTCGGGCCAGCCTTACGGCCTCATCACCCGCCTTTCCGGCACCGGCCCAGTCGTCAACGGAACCTCAGGCGCTGCTGGTGCAGCGAACCTTGTGGCCGCTGACGCCTACGCCCTGGACAACGCACTCGGATCACGTTTCCGTCGCAACGCTTCATTCCTTGCAGCGAAGGCGACCTACAACGAGCTTCGTAGCGTGACCGACTCCCGCACCAACTTCTGGTCTGACTTCGGTGGCGGCCTTCCGGCTCAGCTCATCGGATACAACACCTACCAGAACGAGGCAATGGACACGACCATTGTTTCCGGTTCCAACGATTTCGTCCTTGTTTTAGGCGATTTTGGAACGGGCTACAAGATCGTCGATCGCATCGGCGTCGAAATTATGTACGAACCGATGGTCATGGGTTCCAACCAGCGCCCAACAGGTCAAGCCGGATTCTTCGCCTTCTGGCGTACCGGTGCAGACGTGATCACCTCCAACGCCTTCAAGGTGCTTAAGGTCTGATCGTCTGACAAGAAGTGAACCGGACCTCTCAGCGTCGGGGCTGAGGGGTCCGGTCCACGCCTCCCCGATATTTTCCCGACATACCCCGACACCCCCGACAAGGAGCCACAGTGGCAAAGCAAACAAAAGTCGCCATCGGAATCATCTATGGCAGCTTCGAACCCGACTTCGTATTCTCCCTCCTCGCCTTGAAATCATGGGATCAGCAAACCGCCGGTTATTTAGACCATGCCGGCTGGATGATCGCCCAGGCAGGAACCAACCTCCCCCAACAGAGAAACTCTGTCGTCCGAACCTTCCTCGAGGGTGACGCCGAGTGGCTGCTGTTTATCGACACCGACCAGCGTTTCCGTTTCGACCTCGTCGACGTCATGCTGGAATCCGCCGACCCAATCGAACGCCCCATCTTGTCGGCGCTCATCATGGCCGAAAAGTGGAATCCACATCACCGGATCGTCCCAGCCTGCATCGGCTTTGAAACATTAGATCCGCCTACCCCACGAGAATATTCGACAATCCCACCCCAACAGCATTGGCAGGTTGGCGCTGTCGGCTCCGGATGTGTTCTCCTCCACCGAACAGTCCTCCAAAAGATTTGGGACGCCAACCGCAAAGACGCCCAGCCCTGGTTCAAATATGTCCAGTGGGACTACACCGACCCTGAAACCGGTGAAGAAGTCCACGACATCATGGGCGAAGACTATGTGTTCAGTTTGCGCGCGCAAGCAGTCGGATTCCCCTGCACCGTCGACACCACCATAGAAGTCGGCCACATCAAAAAGCGGACTCTCACCACTCGAGACTTCTGGCCGCAAGTACCACCCGAACTAGTGCCAACCAAAAACTTTGTCGTCATCCCGGTCAAAGACAATCTCAAAATGACGAAAGCCCTTCTACGCCAACTCCACGACCAAGGCGAACACGACGGAATCCTCGTCCTCGACAACGGCTCCAACCCTGAGACAGTGAAATGGCTGGGGTCTCAAACCTTCGCGAAGGTCATGGACTGTGAAGGAATGGGGATCCACGAAATGTGGAATGCCGGAGCCACTTGGGCAATGAACCGACACCACAAAGCCAACATCGCTTTCCTCAACAACGACATCATCATCGGCGACAAGTTCATTTCAACCTTGGCGGCAGGGTTACGTTCCGACCCTCACATGGTCGCCATCTGCCCCAACTATGACGGCCGAGAAACAGCGGAGCCGATTGTGCAGCTCCACGGCATCTGTGCCGACCGCTACGACGGCACAGGCGGCCTCGCCGGCTTCGCTTTCATGGTGAAGTCGGAATGGTTCCAAGAAGGCTGGCGTTTCCCCGAAGACTGCAAATGGTGGTTCGGAGACAACGACCTCGTCCTCTCTATCGACATGGCCGGCGCCTGGTATGCCATGGCAACTGAAACGACTGTGGAACACATCGAAGGCGGCTCCAAGACTGGCAACTGGGAAGACCCGGAAATGCAGCAGCAACTAGCCCGAGACAAAGGCGCCTTCATGCGCCGCTGGGCAAAACTGGGAATGACTGTCCAGTGAACATCGCGCTCATGGTCATCACTGACGGCCGCTGGGATTATCTGCAACAAACCCTCCAATCCGCCGCTGAATGTCTGGACTATCCGTTCTCCCAGCGGCTCCTCGTCGACGACTCAGGAGAATCAGTCGGCTTCGCCCCTGACGGCTTCGACATTATTCGCAACCTGCCCAGGAAAGGTTTGGCCGGCGCCATCCAAACCGGCTGGGACCATCTCAACGACGACATCGACTTTGTCTTCCACCTCGAAGACGACTTTGTGTTCCCAGACGAGGTCGACATTGAACTAATGATGGAGATTCTTGAGTACGAACCAGAACTCGCCCAGGTTGCTTTGCTTCGCCAACCCTGGTCGCCGGAGGAACGGCAGGCCGGCGGTATCTACTCAATCAAACCCGAGCGCTTCAAACAAAAATACGGATTCGTCCAGCAGACACATCTCTTCACTTTCAACCCTTGCCTGTACCCTGTCGAGATCACGAAATACAAAGCCGACCTCGAGGCTGAACTGACCGCTGAACTGTTGGCTGATGACTGGCGTTTCGGTTATCTCGGCGAACTAGGCGACGACCCCAAAACCTTCCATATTGGGGTCAGGCGTTCGAAGGCGTACAAACTGTGAACAAAGTCGTGGTTCTCTGTGCTGGCGGTCATGGGCAAGACATCGCCGCCATCGTCAGATCGTCCGGCCAAAACTTCGTCGGCTACCTCGACGATCATGTTGATGGCCCCAACATCCTCGGACCCTGTATCGACGCCGAATTCTTCGACGAATATTTGATCGGCCACAACGACAGCCGCATCCGAGAACAAATGGACATTCCAGCCAAAGCCGCCATAGCCATCCACCCCACAGCGGCCCTCCATTTGACCCTACAAGCCTTCCCGGGCGTAGTAATAGGCGCACACACCACCATCGGCCCGAAAACCCGTGTAGGGCGACACAGCCACATCAACGGAAACGTCTTCATCACACGCGCGCAAATCGGCGACTTCGTCACCATCGGACCAGGAGCCACAATCTGTGGAGACGTCACCATCGGCGCCGGCTGTCAGATCGGAGCCGGAGCAGTCATCTCCAACCTCGCCACCCTCGGCCCTCGAGTAACGATTGGCGCCGGAACAGTCGTCCTCCCCAGACAGCAACTCCCACCAAACTCCACATGGGTTGGAACACCCGCCAGGAGAATCAAATGACACTCGTCGCCGTCACCATGGTTCGCGATGAAGAAGACATCGTCGACTGGACAATCCAACATCTCCTCGACCAAGGCATCGACCACATCATCGTCGCCGACAACATGAGTATCGACAACACCGGATTCCTCCTCCAAAACCTGACTCGAACCGGAAAAGTCACAGTCATCGAAGACCCCGAAGTCGGTTACTACCAAGACCAGAAAATGACTGCCCTAGCCCATATGGCTCACAGTCAATTCGGAGCCGACTGGATCCTCCCCTTCGACGCCGACGAATACTGGTATTGGACCGACGGCACCCTCAAAGAGTTCTTCAACCAAGCCGACGCCGACGTCTACACCGCCACCGGTTGGGACCACATCGCCACCGACGACGACGACCCCACCGAAACGTCACCATTCCAACGAATCCGACATCGCCGTCAATCCCCCCAAAAAATGGGCAAAGTAGCGTTCCGCTATCACCCCGACGTTTGGATTGACTTCGGAAACCATTTCGTCTTCAACCATCCCGGCATCCCAGCAGCCGCCCTCAACTACCGTCACTACCAGTACCGGTCCTTCGAGCAGCTCGTCACCAAAGCCCGCAACGGAGCAGCCGCCTACAACGCCACCAATCTCCACCCCACCTATGGGGCGCACTGGCGACAACTTGGCGGACTCGACGACCGAATCCTCTGGGCCACTTGGCGGAAACTTTGTGAAGAAACCGGCCTAATAGAAGACCCGGCGCCATGACCATCGCTGTCATCATCCCCACCTACAACCGGCTGGAACTAACCCAAAACTGTCTCGCATCAATCGCGAGGCATGACGCTGTCGACGAAATCATTGTTGTCGACAACGGATCCACCGACGGAACCGAAAAACTTGCCACCATCAACAACCCTCACAACCTCGGCTTCGCTGTCGCCTGCAACCAAGGCGCCCGCCATGCCACAGCCGACCGGCTCATCTTCCTCAACAACGACACCATCGTCCACCCAAACTGGACCTCACACACCAACCACCTCGACGACCCAACAGTCGGAATCGTCGGACCCAAACTCATCTACCCCGACTGCCAAATCCAATCCGCCGGAGTCGCCATCGACTTCAACCGGCCCCCAGGACTCGAAGCATGGAACCTCACCATTGACTGGTCCACAGAACCCATCGACGTCGACGCCATCACCGGCGCCTGCCTATCCATCCGAGCAGACACCTTCCACAACCTTGAAGGCTTCGATGAGGGATACTGGAACGGCTACGAAGACGTCGACCTATGCTTAGCGGCCGTCGACGCCGGATTTCGTAACGTCTACGATCCACACGCCACCGTCACTCACCTCGAGTCACAATCCGGTTCGGAACGCTGGTCCGCCGTAGCCGAAAACGTCACCCGCCTCCGAACAAAATGGAGTCCCAAAAAATGACCATCACCAACGGCTACACCACCCTCAACGACTTCAAAGCGTATCTGTTCCCCTCAGCGAACTACGGAACCGCTGAAGACGTCCAAATGGAAGCAGCCATCGAAGTCGCATCCCGAACCATCGACGCCTTCACCAACCGGCGCTTCTACCTCGACGCCACAGTCTCCCCACGCGTCTACTACGCCGACACTCACATCCGATGTGTCGTCGACGACTTCTCAACCGTCACCGGCCTCCTCATCAAAACCGACACAGGCGACAACGGCACCTACGATCAAACCTGGGCGTCCAACGAATACATCCTCGAACCTTTGAACGCCGAAATTGGTGGCATCTCCAACCAGCCCTACAACAGTATTCTCGCCACCATCCCAAAACTGTTTCCTGTCACCGGCCGGCGCCCTCGAGTCCAAGTGACCGCCAAATGGGGTTGGGCAGCAATCCCAGACTCCATCGCCCAAGCGTGTCTCATCCAATCCGCCCGAATCTACCGACGCGCGCAAACCCCAGAAGGATTCGCAGCAGGCGAAGCATTCGGAGCCATCCGAGTCTCCACCCGACTCGACCCTGACGTCCAAATGCTTATCTCCCCGTATCGACGCGCAGGCGGACAAGGACTGGTCATCGGATGAACCTTGCATCGGTAAGAGCAGGCATCACCAACGCCCTCCAAAACGTCAACAACCTCCGAATCTATGAGTGGATTCCCTCAACGATTCAACCGCCAGCAGCTGTCGTCTCACTTGGGACCGGACAGTATGACGCCGACAACACTGAAGGAATGCTCGTCAACTATGGCGTCCTCGTCATGCTCACCAGAGCAGACGACCAAAACAGTCAGCAACGCCTCGACGAATTCTTGGGCCAAGGCAACGACTCCATCTACCAAGTCATCGACACCGACCCCACCCTGTCCGACTCCTGTGATTCCTGTCGGGTCACATCCTGGAACAATCCAGGCACCTTCACCATCGGCGGCATCGAATACTTAGGTGTCGAAGTCAACCTCGAGGTTCTTGGCTAAGTGCGAATCCTGACAGTGGAACCCGGCCCGCAATTCTCTGTCGCAGACGTCCACAACGGATGGCTCCGAGCGTTAAAACGCTCCGGCAATGAAGTCCACAACTTCAACCTCTCCGACCGAATCACCTTCACCGAAAACGCCATCCGAGGCAAAGTGTCCGAAACAGAAAAAGGACACATCGCCGCCCGAATGGTCGGCGAACAACTACGCGCCGTCTGCTTCGACTTCTGGCCCGACCTCATCA